CTTTATCAGCTCTTATCTGTTTAGTTTGTAAGAATCCTCTACCTGTAGAGATAACAGTATCTGTAGTTCTTGTACCCCAAGCAGTAGCACCCCTTACTAAATATCCAACTGCACAATTAGGTAATCTTATTGCTGACTTACAACATATATCACCAAAAGATATGAAGACTCTTCTTCCTTTGCTTAGTACTCTTGCTGGTTCTACTCTTGGTGGTGGTGTTATGGGAGCTACCTTAGTAGCTGAGTATGAAATACTAGCAAGTGTGATTAATTGGATGCTTGAGAGTCTTGGTGCTGATGATGAAACCAGAATGCCTAGTGCTACAAGATCTATGTTTGAGAATACAAATATGGTTCAAAGTATGTTAGCTGATACTTATGGATTAATGGGAGCTAGTAAAGAGAGGGCTTTGAGAATGGCTCAATTAGGTATCCCATCAGGAGTAACTGGCTATGATATTGGTTCTGGATTAAGAAGCCAAGGATACATCTCATCTGTTCTTACTGATCCTAATAAAGGAATCTTTGATCTATTCCCAGCTCTTGCATTCTTTAAAGACTCTCTTAATAATCTAGGAAAAGTAACAATTAATAGAGGTAGTACTACAGAAGCTGAACAACGAAAAGCTTTAATGACTCTACCTATACCTGGTGTTGGATTACCAACTCTTATTGATAGATTTGGATATAACGCTGGAAACAGAGCATTTGTACCAGATACTAAAACAGGAGCAGGTTTAGTAGAACAAACTTGGAAAGAAGAATTAGCTACAGCTTTGGGTACAAGAACTACAGATACTGTTATCTCTACAGGTAGAGGATTCTTAGAAACTAAACAGATAAGAGCTGATAAAGAGAAGTATGATTTACGAGTAGAGAAAGTAGTTGATGATATCATGGCTGGAAGAGCCTTAGAACTTGATAAATTAATATCAAGTGCTAAGAAACTAAATAAGAATTCTAAAGCTATCAAGAGTTCCATAGAGAATGCTTATAAGAAACGCATGACTAGTCAAGAAGATCGCTTCAAGTTTGGTATTGATAACAATATTTCCAAAGAAGATAAAATGAAAGTGATAAGATATGATAAAGTAGAGGAGTAATTATGTCTAGTGTAATAGATAAGGAATCCAAAGGACTCTGGGATAAATCCTAATGAAATATGGAGTAGTACAAGAAGATAAAAAAAGAGACCAGCCCGAAAGCTGGTCTTTTAGTTTGTACGTAGCGTGAAGGCCTACAAGTTTTTGTTTTGCCCTTTGCTAGTCGTTTTGTTTTCTTTTTTATCTTTAGAACTTATAGTGAATCACAACCCTTATAATTAACAGATCAAATACTATAAAGTCATCCTCTGTTACTAGCTCTATTCCTACCATGAAACCAGGAATAAAACTTACTTGGATTCCGATCATAGATTACACTCCGCAAATTCCGCCACTACATCTTTCCTCATGCTCGTCATATACAACTCCTTTATGATGAAGAGCATCTTGATAAGGAACCTCAGTTAGTGGCTGACCTCCTCTAGCTCCATCTGGGAAACAGGTAAAGCCTCGCAATCTAGGAGCGTACTTTGACAAAACTTCTGCGAACTTTCCAACATGCTCTTGATTGTTTTCTCTAGTTCCCCAAGCTGGGAGGTTGATGGTACTAGATATTGACATGTCAATGTAATCTTGTACATCCGCTTGGAACTTAAGTCTTCGTTCAAAGTCATGGCTAAGTTTGTAGGCTGTGTCAATTGTGTCTGGGTCAAGTCCGTACTCCTTAATTAATAGGTCTGCTGTACTGTCAACAACATACTCATATTTCCATTTAGTTCCATCGGTGAGGTAACGACGCTTGTAAGCGACAGCGAATAGTGGTTCAATACCTGTTGTAGTTCCTGCAAGAATTCCTATGGTACCCGTGGGGGCTATGGCTCGGTATGCGACTGGTCTACTGATGTAGAGGTGATCACAGTGTTCATTAGATGCTTTCTCACTTTCTTGTTCATAGACTTTCAACCATTCATGTAGTTCTGGTGTTACTTCATATCGTTGTCTCTTCTTGAGAAGCCATTCGTGGATGCCCATAAGTCCAAGGCCGAGTCTTCTATTCTTTTCCCTAACTTCCCTGACCTTATCATAGGGTAGATCCGCCCTAACTGTTCCGCATACAAGGAATTTAGAACCCAGAGAAACAACAGAACGGAACTCGTCAATGCTATTAATGTTCCCAATGTTAACCGAACCAAGATTGCAAACATCAGAATCATCTTCTGAAGTGACTTCCGTACAAGCATTCCTAAGAGTTTCATTTTCTTTTTCCCAGAAGTTAAAGCTGAATCCAGGTTCTCCAGTTTTCATTGCTTGCTTACAATTCTCCAAGAAGATTGGATCAGTATGTCTATTGTCATCCATTAACCATTCTGTATCATAGTTAAGACTAATGTTAGTCATATCTAATGCAGCAGGATGATTAAAGTCATTAGCTTTCAATTCCCTTACTTGCTCTGACCAGTTCTTAGCTTTAAGGAATAGTGGAATATCTTCATGCTTCCAGTTAAGAGAAGCATAGATTGCACTACGTCTACTACCTCCTTGCATGATATGCCTACCTGCTTCATTGACCATCTGCATTAGAGGAATAGGACCACTGGACCTACCACCAGTACGTGCTAGAGCCCTTCCAGCAGGACGAAGATGACTGTAGTCAACTCCGATACCACCACCAGTCATCAAGCACCGTGTAGCCCTCCACATGATGTCTGCCCACTCTTCTCGTGTATCCTCTTCTGCTCTCAACAAAAAGCAATTGTTGTAAGCTTTAAAAGGACGACCAGCATAATAGAGATACCTACCTCCTGGTATGAACTTCTGTTCTTTCATGTATTGCTTGAGTTGTTTCCTAGCTCCTTCTGACATGAGAGCATTACTCTTAGGAAGAGGACCACATACATCATCAACTAATCTTTCACATAGAGCATCCCAGCTGTCTTCTGGACCAATAGCATACTTTTGCCTAAAGATTCTTTCAGAGAAGCTGTTCTTAAATCTTTTGATTTCCATTTATTTTATATTCTTTCATCAATGTTTTACTTTCTTTCTCTTCCTGTTTTCTAACTCTGTATCTCTTTTTACCGTGCTTCTTAATAGAGATATCCTCTTTAAAAGGAAGTTGCTTCTTTGAGTTCTTCATAGTATTCTACAATCCGATCTGGAAATCTTTCTATTAGATCTTCAATATTAATATCTATTAGATCCATGAACTCTATCTCTCCTAACCGGGAGAGTTCCTCCTTAAGAGTTTGTAGTTCATTTTGATCCACGTTTGGTCCACCATCCCTTCTTGGTAGTTTTATTACCTTTAATATTGAATGGTTGTTTGTGTGGATATCCTTTTGCTTTACTCATGATCGTTGTCTCTCTTTCTGTATGTATTGGATCGCTTTTTCAAGGTCCTGCATCTTATTCCCTTTCCTGTCAGCCCTTGCTATGTATTTAATAGCATTACCAAGGAAGTAATTTAGTTTCCAATCATCAATAACATCCCATGGTTCATACTTTCTACCTGCTACATAGTGGCTAGGGTTGGTAACATTATCGTAAAAAAGATCCCGAGTATGAAGGAGAGGAGCATCATTACTGTAAGTAGGATTAATGGTACCACTACTGACTTTTGCTTTCTGGGGATAAATAGTGGTCTTGTCATTATACTCTTCCTTATATTTGTATTCATCTTCATATGCTTCTTCTAGTGTGTTATTCATTTGAATCCCTTCTCATCAAGTTTCTCTCTTACTATTTCCAGTAGCTTTGGATCTCTATACTTATACATATCTGGGATGTTAAGTACATATACTTTTAGTTCTTGTGGAAGATCCCCTTTAAGAAGATTGTAATGCTCTTGGTCTGCGAATAGAATGTAATCAGCCCAAGTAATAAGAGCATCTGAGATAGGAACAAGAGCATAGTCATGAATACCACATGCTCTCGCATTATATCCTCGTTCAATAAGAACAGAAGCAATAGTGGGTGATCTAAGAAGACCAGCAGAACACACAGTAAGTACTCTTTTAAATGTACCTTGATTTGGATTAGAGCAATTCCAAATAGCATTCATTGTTGATTGTTGAATCATCCAAATTTCCTTTTTAAATAGTCTAATGAGATAATCATTGGGTCTCCCCAACCATCCTTTACGTCATTCAGTACCACGACTCCTCTCCAATGTTTATTTCCTTGTGGTCCCTTGTAAGACTCATCTTGTTCATAGAAGGCACCGGCAATAATCCCAATCTGTTTTGTGCCTTCACATAGTTCTC